TGTAAGGTATATTCCTTCGATATGAAGGATGACTTGTATATGGCAAAGTTCAAGTGTTGCTTTAAGTGCTATATACAACACGTTGAGGGTAGAGAAGAAAAATGGATAGAAAAGCTAAACTCACAAAAAGATACTTAAAGAGTGTTATCTTCGAGGAAATAGAAATATACGAAAGAGACGCGCAGGAGTTCGGGCGCGATGCAGCGACTAGCTCTATCCTAAAGGCTAAGAAGGAAGCCAAAAAAGGCTTGAAGTCCCTGCCTAAAGACGATCTAAAAAAGATGCTACAGGTCATAAAAGTCATGGCAGATGCCGAAGTTTTGAACCCAAAATACTTTCGCAAGCTTGTAAGTGATGCAATAAAAGGTCATAATGAAGATATTTCATCTGAAGAGGATAAGAAAGAATTTGCTAAAGAGGTTGCACCAAATATTGCGAAGATTAGAAACGAGATTGTAAAAATCTTGAGTGGAGATTTCAGCAATCTAGTTAAAGAAAGTAAAGAAGCTGTAACAATTCACCCGATAACATATAATATTATAAAGACTCTTGCCGAATCAAGTGAGGTCAATAAGGAACAAGAAAATGTCTGATAACTCAAACGTCTTAGAAATTATTCAAGGTATTTCGCAAGCAGCAGCCAACGCATATGACGGTGCGTCCAATGAAGAAGGCGAGCCGCTTGAGGTTGGTCTTCGTCGAGAAGAGGGAAGACCTTTGATCGACAAAAGAGTTATGGACGGGTTTGGTATTGGCATCCGAGGTAATATGCTAACAATCAAGTATCAGGGAGAGATTTGTCTCAAAGAATTTCACGGAAACGATTTTGAAGGCGAGATTGCTCAAAGGCTTCAAGACATTGCCGACTTTTTGAAGAAAGAATATCGCAAGGTGAATGGCAAGAGCCTCACTCTCACTGCCTCGAAAGACAGGGAACCAAAGATGCTCGTACAAACCACGAGCAGGATTCATTCATGGGTCCAGGCACAGCAAGATTTTGTTATTGGTGGGATCCCCGAAGAGCCGAAGATGGGGGCTACCGTAGAGGAAAGACTTAGCGCATCAATTAAAGATTGGCTCGCACTAGGGAAGAAGTAGTTCTTTAGTCGGGAGACTAGTTAAGATGTTGTATGTCTCAGTACGTTTCTAAAAAAGAGTTAGTCAAAGAAATCGTTAAGTGCGGCAAAGACCCAGCTTACTTTATTGACAATTACTGTAAAATCTCTCACGCACAAAAAGGTCAGATTCCATTCCGAACCTATGACTTTCAAAAAGAACTTCTACAGAAGTTTAACGATCATAGGTTTAATATCATATTAAAGTCCCGTCAGATGGGAATCTCGACCGTAACAGCGGCTTACGTCTCATGGATGCTGCTCTTTCACCGAGAGAAGGTTGTTCTTGTGATTGCGACCAAGTTCGTTACCGCAGCCAACTTAGTAAAAAAAGTTAAGTCAATGATCAAGGCTTTACCCCCTTTCTTTGATGAAATTGCAAAAATCGAAATTGACAACAGGACATCCTTCATTTTAAATAATGGCTCAAAGGTGATAGCGGAGCCAACGTCAGCAGACGCAGGTCGTTCGTATGCAGCCTCTTTGCTTGTCGTAGACGAGGCAGCTCACATTGACGGCTTTGATGAGCTGTGGGCTGGTTTGGAACCAACACTATCCACTGGTGGTCGATGCATTGCCCTTTCCTCTCCGCTGGGCGTTGGAAACTGGTTTCACAAAACATATGTTGGCGCTGAAAATGGCGATAACTATTTTCATCCAACCAAACTTCACTGGTCCTTACACCCCGAAAGAGATCAGGAGTGGTTTGATCAAGTAACAAAGAATTTGTCACGCAGAAAAGTAGCCCAGGAGTATGAGTGCAGCTTTAATGCTTCGGGTGATACTGTTATTCACGGAGATGACTTGAATAAGATATTGGACGTCTGTTGTGAACCAAAACATCAAACAGGGTTTGACAGGAATTTTTGGATCTGGAAAGAGTATGACCCAGAAAAAAAATATTTACTTGTTGGAGATGTTTCAAGAGGTGACGGTAAGGACTATTCTGTCTTTCATGTATTTGAAACCTCAACAATGGAGCAAGTTGCAGAGTATAGAGGCAAGCCAGCAATCGACTTATTTTCAAAAATATTATATGACGCAGGGAAAGAGTATGGAGAGGCAATGCTCGTAGTTGAGAACAACAATATTGGGTTCTCTGTTCTAGAGAAGTTAATCGACGCTAGGTATCCTAATCTTTATTATTCAGCGAAAGGCACGCATGAATACATGGAGAGTCACGAAGCAGAGAATGTGACTAACTCCATCGCAGGATTCACCACGTCACAAAAGACTAGACCCTTGATTGTAGCCAAATTAGAGGAGTTCATACGGAATGAACTAATTACCATACAATCGAAAAGATCTTATCAGGAGCTTAAAACATTTGTTTGGAAAAATGGAAGACCAGAGGCACAAAGAGGCTATAACGATGACCTTGTAATGTCTCTTTCAATCGCTTGTTGGGTTAGAGATACTGTATTACAAGAGAACGCCAAAGACTTGCAGTATAAAAGAACTTTTCTAAATTCAATGATAATATCTAATACCAAATTAAATACAACAATTCCAGGAATGCAGGGCTACAAAAAGAGCGAAAGTTTTGATAAAATAAGAGAAGCGAAGCAAGTGTACGACGATTTCAGTTGGATTTTTAAAGGATAAAAAATGGCAGATCGAAAACAAAACCCCAAGAACAAAGATAATAGACTCTTTAAAGCCTTGACCAAGCTCTTTTCTGGTCCTATCGTAGATCGTAGAAAGCAAAGCCCTAGGCAACTAAAAAGATCTCAATTAAACAAGTACCAGTTCACTTCTGCTGGTGGTTTAAACTTTAAAAAGTCTGCTTACGATCCTTTTGATAATCTTCGCTCACCCGGATATCAAAATATAAATCGTTCCGAAAGATATATTGATTTCGACCAAATGGAGTACATGCCAGAAATCGCTTCAGCTTTAGACATCTATGCTGACGAAATGACCGTATCTTCACCTTTGCAAAAAATATTACAAATTAATTGTCCGAATGAGGAGATTAAAGAGGTTCTAAATCAGTTATTTTATAACACATTGAACATTGAGTTTAACTTGTTTGGATGGTGTCGCTCAATGTGTAAATACGGGGACTACTTTCTGTATCTTGATATTGATGATAACCTTGGTGTTCAAAGTGTTATTGGTTTACCATCTCAGGAGATAGAGAGGCTTGAAGGTGAGGACAAAACAAACCCAAATTATGTTCAGTTTCAATGGAACAGTGGCGGACTAACTTTTGAAAGTTGGCAAATTGCCCAGTTCAGAATCCTTGGAAATGATAAGTATGCGCCTTATGGAACCTCTGTGCTTGAAGCATCTCGACGCATTTGGAGACAATTAACTCTTCTGGAAGATGCAATGATGGCTTATCGAGTTGTTCGTAGTCCCGAGAGAAGAGTTTTCTATGTTGATGTTGGAGGTATTCCCGAGAAGGAAATCGAACAGCACATGCAGCGTATTGTCACCCAGATGAAAAGAAATCAAATTGTTGATGCAAAGACTGGACGTGTTGATCTTAGGTACAACGCAATGAGTGTTGATGAAGATTATTTCATTCCTGTGCGCGGCGGAACATCAAACACTAGAGTTGAAACTTTACCAGGAGGAACATATACAGGGGATGTTGATGATGTCAAGTACTTGAGAGATAAGCTTTTTTCTGCTCTGAAGGTCCCTCCCTCTTACCTTACTCAATCAGAAGATGCTGGTGAAGAAAAAACAACTCTTGCTCAAAAGGATGTTCGCTTTGCAAGGACTATTCAAAGACTCCAGAGAAGCGTGATTGCAGAGCTTGAAAAGATTGCAGTTATTCATCTTTATACTTTGGGATACAAAGGTAAAGACTTATTATCCTTTAAGCTTCACCTTAACAGTCCTTCGAAAATCTCAGAGCTTCAAGAGCTGGAACACTGGAAAACAAAATTTGAAATCGCAGGAGCAGCAACCGAAGGGTATTTCAGTCGGCGTTGGGTCGCTAAAAACCTTCTTAATCTGTCTGATGAAGAGATTGTTAGAAACCAGAGAGAACTCTTCTTTGATAAGAAATTTGACGCAATGCTTAACGTAACAGAAGAAACAACAAATGAAAGTGCTAGTTCTTTGTTTGGCGGCGGCGATGAAGACATCGATGAAGATGAAATGGAAGACGAAGAAGGGCTAGATACCGAAGACGAAATAGAAGACGAAGAAGAAGATGTTTTACTGTCTACCCCAGGAAAGAGAAACGATTTACAGTTTAGAACTCAGAAGCCAAAGCCTTACGTAACCCCTGGTTCAAAGGGTAAAAGCTACACAAAAGTAAAGTCTGACGGAAGGGAAACAGCAGGAAGAAGAAAAAATATGCTGGGAAGTGTTGGGCAAGAACTAGGCAAAAACACTGAAAGAAATATATTTAAGGGATCTTCTGACTTACGTC